GACTTGTACCGGTCAACTGACTCCAGTACCCCGCGCAAGCAGGCATGTCATCTGACATGAAGTGTGTTGCCCCTCTCGAGACGAAGGCCGTGATTCCACTAGGTGGTCAGACGGATCGTCGCGAGGGGTGTTCCCTTGGCAAAGCGGAAAGAATTCCTGACTTTGTTGAAGCTGTGAACCAGCGCGTCATAGAAACGTGTGTCCATTGTAAAAAGACATGGCACGTCCTGGCGGTGGTTCGCTTCGTTTACAGTCACTTCGGCCTAACGGTTGATGAGAAGAGCAACGACTCGCTGGTGAGCGAGTTTGGGCTTCTGCATCGGTTGGCAGAGAAGAAACTTCTGATGTCGTATCTGAAGTTTAAGTGTGCGGCTTCGTTCGCCTGGTACCTCCAAGATGAGATGCCAGCGCTGAGCGCCGAGCTTATGACTGAGGGTGTGCGGAGCACACCGTATTGGGCCGGTGGGAGATACTATTCCTTCACGGTGGCTGAACGTTCACGTAACAATACGCAACTGTTCTACAGCCTCCTGATGATGAAGAAAGGTTTTCCCCGTCCTGACGAAGAAGAGGTGAAGGCTGCGGAGATTGCAGCCTGCGCCACCATGACAACACCGGCAAGCCCGTCTCTTAGACGGGATATCGCCATCGATGTCGTGGGTGAGCGCGCCTCCAGAATCATCAAGAAAGTCTTCCGGCGGGTTGACTGGGATTCGGAGCTTCCGTCGTGGTGGTCCATGAGTGGACACTACGACGCCAAGTCGTCTGAAGGCGGAGCACTACAAGTGCTCAGGGATCTCGGGTTCGCTCCCGACCCCCGTGAGTTCGATCTCACGCGCTGGTATGACGGCTGGTCAGAAGAAGCGATCGAGGATGAGGATCACCCTCAGTATGCACTGTGCTCTCATGCGCAGGCAGAACTGAGGCGTGTCCAGAAGAACCTGGTGCAGGCAGGACTCGAAGAAGTGAGTCGTTGCAAACCAGTGGGTCTTCCGGAACCTCTCAAGATCCGAATCGTGACAGTCGGCCCTGTGTGTCGGTACGCAGCCTGCGGCGTGATCCAGAAGAGGATATGGCAGCAGCTGAAGTCTGACAAGCGTTTCGCAATCGGCGCGCCCATCTCGGGCGAGGGTCTCCACAGCGTGCTGGGGAGACTCCAGAACGGAGCGAAATGGTTGTCAGGCGACTACAAGGCAGCAACGGACAATCTCGCAATCGAGCTGTCTGAGCACATAGCGAATCAAATCGCTACTGCTATGGACATGCCGTGGGAGTATCGTCGGCTCTTCGTGGACGCTCTCGTAGCGCACGAATATGAGATGCCGGACGGTACGTTCCGTCCTCAGGCCCGCGGGCAGCTGATGGGGTCACCGGTGTCGTTTCCGGTACTCTGCATCGCTAACGCGGCTCTCATCGAAGAAGTTTTGGACAACGATGTGACCTATATGGTCAATGGCGACGACTGCGTCTTTCAATGTACTGACGCTCAACGTCTCGCCTGGGTCGAACTCGCGACCCTCATCGGCCTTCAGCCGTCGGTAGGCAAGACCTACCATCACGGCAAATACCTCGTAATGAACAGCACTCTGTTCATTGACGATGGTGTGGGGGTGTTTACGGAACTTCCGTACCTCAATCTAGGTCTCCTCATCGGAATGAAGAGATCTGGCGGCGACAAATCGAAAGATGTCGTCGCCAGCCGCAAGAACGGCTGGACTGTGGACATGGGAGTAGGAGGACGTGCGCGTGCGTACGTCAAAGGTTGGGGCGACAGAGCATCTGCTATGCTCTCCACTTTCATTCACGCGAATCGAGAGTGGTTGGACCAGAACGGGTCCCAGTCGTGGTTTGTCCCTGAAGAGTGGGGTGGAGCAGGGTTGCCTGAAACAGGGCACGAGCTCCACAGGCCTTCTCTGCAGGACATGCAAGCAGTCATCAGATCGGACACCGCAAGGGTGCCGAAGCCGAAGGCTGTTCTCGATCTTTGTTCACCATTCTACACCGCAGTGCAGCGACGGCTCATTGATCGGTATGGTGGCGTCTGGGAACGGAACTCGAAGTTCGTTGCCGGAAGCTATCAGTGGGTGGCTATGAAGGAAACCTCGGTGCCGCGTCAGACGCGGTGGGAGGCTGTCCGAGACAGTAGACGCGCTTCTCAGCGCGTGCGAAACTACTGGGCCGGAGCTTTCAAAGCCGGTGGTGATGCTAGCAAGATAGTCAGAGACTGGTTCGATGGCCAGGAGTTCGACACTGAAGGTGCGACTCTCGAGGGCATGACTCGACAGTATTATGACCGTCTACTTGCAGTCGGACCGATGTCCGAGGTGCCAGCGATGGCACTCCGCTCGGAATTTCTGGACCGATACAGTGGTGCAGATGGTGGATGCCTGGGCTTCTCCTGTGGGTACGACGCGAATCGCGTACGCAACAGAGGGGGGGGCCAGGGCTTGCTACCAGCACTGCAGGGTATGGTTCAGGCCTGGTCGGTGTTTAACTGGGAATCGGAAGGTGCATGGCACGTCCTCCCCGGAACAAAACTCGACTAGGGTCGAAAGGTAAAAGGCTTCCCAACAAGTGATCTACGCTTCGGTTACGATGGAATGAGGGTTCTGTCTCTCCCAGCGTGGTAGGTACTTGTGTTCAATCTCTTCGGGTGCCAGGTGGCGCACTATTCGTCGGCTTTCTGAAAATTCCGCGTCGTGTAGACGGGTCCAATCCAGTATGTCGGCCTTTAGTGTTGGCTACCTGACCACCCAAGTCCTTGAAAGAACAAAATGGGGGCCTCCAGCAGAG